GTCTTGTACTCCGGCACAGTATGCAAACTGTTGCGCAAATACTCCCGACTGCACTCAAACTCCTTCGCCATCGCCGTTAGCGTAGTGCCAGACGATAAGCGATCAAATATATACTCAGCGCCGCCGTTCTTGGCGACCTCAGCCAAAATGCGCTTGCGTAAAGCCTTCCCAGCCATCGTGGTAACTCCCGTTTTTTTAAATTTTACTCTGAGTGAGCATCGGTTGGCAAGAGGGGGCCGGGGGGCTAGCGTGTGTGCGGGAAACTACACACACACTCCCCCGTCGAAATCCTGACCGGGGGGGGGTGTTTTGCCTCATTTCGCCAGCTAAGACGCATAATCCACATTATGTTAAATTTAATATGTAATGATTACAGTGCGATGACTTATGTGAGGTATCATCCCACCTTATTTAGCCACATTGCTGCCACATTCTGGCTTGTAATTGAACAAGCGTTCAATTAAGCGAGCGCACCCGGCGCGTCGATGCCAACCAGTGTCGTGGAGAGCTTTAACACGCTCACGCACAGCCTCTCTCAGTGTATGGTATCATTCACCCCAGCCATCAGCCCTGCATCCTCCCCAAGCTCAAGTAGAGCCTCCACCATTGCCTGCACAATGCGCTGCATGTCTGCTCCATGATTGAGCCGCTCTTCGACGTACTCTGCCAGCCATGTAAACTCTGCCTCCGCTGCGTCATCATCTTCGCACGCTACGTCAAGGCTCATTCTAATCCTGTGCGACATATGTTTACCTCAGATACAAAAATGCCCCCGACGGACAAACTGGATGCAAAAACCGTCGAGGGCAAGTTGGACAGCGCGGGAGGATGCGCTGCCTGTTGCTTACGTTAAGGCTGCTCAGTCGGCACGTCAAGCATACCCTCATCCAGCTCACAGCCCAGCGCCAAGTATGCAGCGCCATCGCAGCTGCTGTCGTGATGCGGCCCATTGCGCAGCCTAGCCAGCTTCAGCAAGCACATGAGCCTGCACACGTCGCCGGGCGATACCTTGATGCCCAGATATGCTGACCACATGTGCGACGTTGCACCGAAGTTCTCCTGCGGCGTCCCATAGTGCGCCTGTCTTGGCCCGTTAATCAGCCCGATGGCTTCCTCTAACACGGTCGTGCGTACATTCTTCGTCATCTCACTCTCCTGTCGGTTCAAAGTTAATCTCATCATCAAACACCCGGACTTCCACAACCTTTGCCCCGGCAAACTCTTTTGTCACAGCTGCCATCATCTCATCTGTGCGCACGCTCATGACGGCGCAGACCTCGCTGATATGATACACGGCCCACGTTGGATACTTGCGCCTGACAGCTGCCAGATCACCGCTGGCGAGGAAGCAGTATGTCTTCCCCTTGAACTCGGCTATATGCCCGTCAACCTTTGGCGGCTCATGTCCATCCTGCCTTGCCTTCACGTTCATTACCTTGAGCGCTTTAATCAGGCTTGTGGCCAGCTCAACACACAGCGTGTAATCTTCTGCGACCATTGCGGCCTCCAGATTACCTCTCAGCTCACGGTAACGCAGCGCGTATGCCGGCGGCACGCAATCAACCAGCGTATCTCCCCACACCTTAGCCGCCGCTGCTGACGCGAAGCTGAACGGCTCGACCGCTGCTGCTACCTTGTAGTGGATTGGCTTGCCATAGTTCGTGTGCTTGCTCTCAAACGTGCCACGATTGGCCATCGCCGCTTTAGCCTTACCCGACTTTGCTTTTGCTTTTTTAACCATTGTGGACCAGCTCCCGTAAACCCTGATAACCCTGCCAGCTGGAGTTAGGACGCAAAGCTGCGCCTCTGGCCCGACTTCGCGCCAGCGAAGGAAGGCGGGACAGTGGAGCTGCTGGTCGTCTCAAAAAAAGAGAGTGTTCGCTTTTGCGAACTCTTTTTAAGACCTGCGCCTTGACAAAGTGCGTCACTGGAGGTAAATTTTCCGTAGGAAAATTCAGCAAATCCACTGACGCACTATATAAATAAGGGGTTTGCTCAATTTCCGAATCACCCACAAATTGACCTAATTTCAGCAATGCGTCACTGCGCGTCACACATGCGTCACTGAAATTTTCCACTGACGCACTACTCGATAACATCGAAATCATCCTCTTCGTTGGCTTTTGCTACTCTCTTTGATAGCTCCGCGAAGAACGCGCTCATTGGCTCAATGGCCTTCTCATATTTAAACTGACCCTTTGACTTGTGCGGCCAGAAGTTCAGCTCTGTTTCTTCTTCGCTGGTGATGTAAAGCATAGCCTGCAAGTGCCACGGCGCGGCGTCATAGTTTGGCCAGTAGAATGCCAGAATGTCGTTGCGCTCAGCGTGAAAGGCAAACTCTTGCACGTTTATAAACTGCTCCATATCTTTGTAAAAGCAATCTTTCGGATCTCCGGTCCACTCACGTCTCATCAGTTTATCTCCCCTACTCTGCCCGTCGACACGACGCCTTTGCGCTCCCTGCGCTGGCTTGGGCTGTGATAGACAATTTCCTCCAGCAAACCTTCGTCATTCCACTGGCGCAGGATTGCCTTTGCCTGCCCTGCTGTCTTTGTGTGGTCTAGGTCTGAGAACCTGTAGCCTGTGATGACCGAGCCGACCCAGCGCTGCTTGTCCTGCGGCCTGATAGAATACTTCTCGCCGTCCTCTGGGCCTTTGTCGATCAGATCAAGCATGTTGTTGACCACACGGGCTGTCATGCCCGCCCACTGATCTGGCAGCTTGAACTCAACGGCCACGCCAACGTATTCTCCGTTGTCTAGCTTCGTGCTGACCATGCGGCGGTAGATTGCCTTATCAGCTGGCAGAGGTGCGCTGAGATTGGCTTTGCCGTCGTCTACCCGGAACACACCTGTCGCGCTGGCCTCTGGCACACCGAGCGCCACGGCGTCCTCAAACTTAACTTTATTGATAACTCTGGCTGCGCGAGCTGCGCCGATCAGTGAACCTGCGCCTCGCACTGAGTCAATATCTGCATCCTCGCCGTTGCCTTTACGCACATGGTGAACCACATGCACCGCACAGCCAGCCTCTCTGGCCAGCTGGCGCAGCATTGCGACCACCTTCTGCACACTCATATTCGAGTTCTCGTTGACTTCGTGCGTCGATATAAATGGGTCGATTATCACAAGGCCAATGTTGTTGGCTTTTATCTTATCTCGCATGTGGCTGAGGAAGGCGTCATTGGTCTCGATGCCGTCTCTGGTTTCCGCAGCCAGCGTGATGCCAATTGTGTCTTCCGCATCCATAAATAGTTTGCCAGCTATCTCTGGGTGCGTGACGTTGTGTTGCTTCATGGCGGCAGCCAGCCTGATTTGCATCTCAGCCATGTCATCTTCCAGATTTATGATCCAGACATTTGTTGGCTCATGCACCTTCTCGCCCAGCAGCGGCCGGCCAGTGACCACAGCCAGCGCCTCAACCATTGTGAGCGAGGTTTTGCCAATGCCGCCCGCTGACGCCGTGACGCTGACAAAGCCGCGAATGTGGTGATGCCCGTAAATCCACCGCCTGCGCGGTAAACTTGCTTCGTCGATAGTTCCGACGGGCGTTGGCCATTCCAGCTTCTGTGCAGGCTCAGGTTGGCTCTCAGGCTCAATCTCTGGGTCAGGTATGGTGTCAAAGTCATCCAGCCCGTCATCTGGCTCAGGCAACTGTTGGTTGACCTCATCAAACTTACTGGGCCGCAGCTCGGCGGCGTAAGTACGCACGGCGGCCCGCATTTCGTTGTCATGTTCAAAGTAGCAGTAAAGATCGAAGGCATCACCCCAGCAAAACTCTGCGCTGGTCTGGCCAATGCCAGCCGCCCGGTCTGAGCCTGACAGGCTGACCCAGTGTGTGCCGAAATCTTTGGTGGCGTGTGAGCCGGATGTTTGCATTGGGGAGCGGTAGCTGTCTGATCGGCCCAGTTTCTCGTAACCGTGGCGCAGCATCATGTCAGCTATTGTATGGTTACGGTTGAACTCGGCAACTGGATCAACGTCATCGAAATCTTTTCTCTTTTCTTCACGCTGCTGTGCGCGCAGCTGGCGCTCGGCGGCGGCACGTTCTGATGCGATAGCTTCATTCTTCCGGCGAAACTCTAAGTTTGCCCAGATTTTACTTTCGGTTGGGATCAGCAAGCCCTCACCGCGATTGCGCAAGCCGTGATAAAACTCTGGCTGTCCGAAGTTATCACGTCGAGCTGGCGGCACATTAGGAAGGTAGATTGGCTGGCCAGTGCGTGAGAGGGCTGCATCGCATGTGATGCCTTCTTGCTGCATAAGGTCAAACAGTGCCAGCTGGGCATCAACGTAGTCTTGACCGCTGATCGGCTCTGACAGCGGGATAAGCGCACGCCACTTGCGGTTGTCTTCTGTTGCCCCGGATGACGAATAGATCAGTGAGGATGCGTTGCCTGTGACACGCTCAACGGCTGACTTGACCTCGGTTAGTGATGGGTCGCCCTCGTCAACGTCAATGGCCAGCATCCAATACTCGCCATGCTCGCGCTGTGTTGCGTGACTTCTGCCATCGTGTTCGCGGTAAGTTGACGGAATGAAGAACAGCGCGTCGGCCTTTTCAGTCGCCTGCGGTTCGTTGACGAGCTTGGCTATCTTGCCGATTGTAATGCCGTCGTACTCTGACCCGGTTTGATTGATGCGAGTGTCGCGCGCACCGGCTGCAAGTAGCAGCTCTTTCTTGCCAACGTCGCTTGTCTTTGTTAGTCTGTGCATGTTCGGACCTTTCTCCATCCAATCGTGGGTTCGCTTTCACTTTAACCCCCGGCAGCGTCCCAACTGCCGGGGGTTTTCTTTTGGTATGATGCCGACCGAACAACCAAAAGTAAGGGAGTCCGCCATGGCCAGCTGGCTGATGAAACAGGAACCCAGCGAATGGGGCTGGGACGATCTGGTTGCCGAGGGCCAGAGCTACTGGGACGGCGTACGCAACCATCAGGCCGCCGCCAACCTGCGCAAGATGAAGAAGGGCGACAAGGCGTTCTTCTATCACTCGGTCGACGAGAAGCGCATCGTGGGGATCATGAAGGTGACCCGCGAGGCCTATCCCGATCCCACGGCCGAAGAAGGCAGCAAATGGGTCGTGGTCGACGTGAAACCGGTCAAACCGGTCAAGAGTCCCGTGACCCTGGCCGATATCAAGGCCGACCCTCGTTTTGCCGACCTCGCCCTGGTGCGCCAGTCACGCCTGTCGGTCGTGCCCGTGAGCGACGAACACTGGGCCATGCTGTGCCAGATGGGCGGCGTGAAGGGTTAGGGGACGCGGAGCGCATGCGCCGTTTTGTCTTTTAGCCTCAGGCGCCGGCACTCGCTCCGCTCGTTTGGCTTCCGCGCCTGTCGGCGCGCCGGTGCAGTCGCAC